AAATATGTTTACTACTATTATCGGGCCGAATCTGTGTTTGTTGGCGAGATTAAAGAACCTATTTACGATTATTTAAGTAATCAATATATTGGAGACCGCATATTGAATTGCGTGGAAATTGTTTGGTTGCCACTCAATTATGAGGGAAAACGATTTACTAACCGCTATCACCCATCAGTTACATTAGACATTGCCTCAAATCTGGAAAACGTTGACGATTTAATTCAGGAAGAAAACGGTGATGATTGAAAAAGGCGAAATAGTTTGGAAATGGCAATTACGTGAGTACCAAGTCAAGCATATTGACGAAAACAATTTAAGTCTCTTTTACGATGCTTTAGAAGAGGCGATTAAAGAAGTAATGAACAATTACGAAGTGCAACAGGAAGAAGAAGAAATGACCTTTGATTATGACCGCTGGCTAGAAAGCCCTTACACTGACGCAGAGGAAGAAATACCTCAACAGGAATGCGATTTATGCGGAGGCGAGGGCCTTGATGAAGAAACTCGTACTGAAAAGTGCGACAGATGCGACGGTTCTGGTTTAGTTGATATGGACAAATGCGACAACTGTGGGCATTACGAATGCCAGTGCGACAATTACGAAAAGGATAGATAATGGTAATGACAGACGACCAAAAAGCAGGATTTCTAACTGCTTTGACTTATATTGGCGATTACGTAGTGAAAACTCACCATCACGCTAAAACTAAGCGTCAGGAGGCACAGAATGACGAAGAACGCCATATTCACGACGGTGTTATGGTTGCTTGCGAGATTTTAGGCAAGATTCTGGTAAATACTGCCAAAGAAATCACTGGCGAGGATTTTGAGAAGACAGAAGACACACCGCCCAAAACAGAGTAATTGCTTGCTATAATCTGGTTATGGCCATTGTAAAAACATCTGTTTTAAACCATTTTTATCAGAATGCCCGTAAAGGCAACGTTGCTGCTATTGCTCAATCTTTAAGCGAATTCGGTCAGTTTAGGCCAATAGTCGTTAATAAGGGTTCAATTACTGGCAGACCTAACGAAATTCTCGCTGGAAATCACACATTTATCGCAGCAGTATCTCTTGGATGGGATGAAATCGAAGTCGATTATGTTGACGTAGATGACGCTACCGCTAAGAAGATTAATCTGGTAGATAATCGTTCAGCAGACTTGTCAGAATACGACCACGAAAAGTTGCAGGAATTAATGGAGGAAATCCTCGCTGCAACAGCGATAGCGGAAACTGAAAGCCCTATTCAAGACATTACTGAACCTGCTGTCACGGTGGATAAACCTAAACCAGAAACTAAGATGGCAGATATTATCGCCAACATACCTTTTACTGACGCTCCTGCTGCTGGAATTGTTCGTGAGGCCCCAAAGCAAGTAAACGCAGATAAACAAGGTGAGAGCATCGCAGACAACACAGAGAAGTATCTCGACGGTGCGACTAGACATTTATTCCTTGAATGGACTGTTGAGGAGTTTAACGTCGTAACAGCCAATTTGCTCAAATTAGGCGAACATTGGGGTCTGAAAACTAACGGTGAAGTAGTAAAGAGGATGCTAGGACTATGACTTATTTAAAAGTTTCTGAACTAAACAATTACTACAAGAATCCAAGAATGGGCAACGTAGAGTTAATCGCTGAATCGTTGAAAACTTACGGTCAGTATCGTTCTATCGTGGTAAATAAGGGTTCGCACACTAATAGACCTAATGAGGTGTTAGTAGGAAACCACACTTTAGAGGCTGCTAAATCGCTTGGATTAGACAAATTGTTGTGCAAAATCATTGACGTTGATGATGCGACTGCTGCTCGAATTGTTTTAGTAGATAATTCGACCTCAGATATGGCAACTTACGACGACACTTTATTGCTTGAATTGCTCTCTTCGTTGGAAGACGATTTAGTGGGAACAGGTTTTACAGATGTAGATATCGACGATTTGCTTGTATCTACCGAAGAAGAAATTGAATCTGTGCCAATCAATTCTGCCCAGATTGAAAGATTCGCAAATACGACTATGAAAGCGATGTTTGTAGAACTTGATTTAGAGACTTTTATTGAGGTGCAGAAAATCCTCTCTGCGTTAATGGAAGAACACGGTCTAACAAGTTCGGCAGCGGTTATTGCTAAATTAGCAGCGGAGGAAGTCGCTAAATTATGACAGTAATGATGGTCAAAAGGATAATGACCGATAAAGAGGCGGGTGCTTTAATTGGTGAAAGAGTTATCTCTACTGAACCAAATGTGCCTAAAGCGACGGTAAATGACCCTGTTTACATTATTGACGAAGACACCAGAGAAATAGTCGGTATTTTAACTAAACTGCCTAAAGACAGGTTGAAAGCCCTACGCAAAGCGGTTTTAAAGTTTGAAATGGGCACGGTAGCCCGAATGGGTAAGGCTATGGAAGGTGGCGGAAGAACTTTTGGTTGGTCGCCTAAACGTGTTTTGAATCGTAGAGAATCTTGTCGCAGCACATCCGCAGCAGGAGAACATCCAGAAGAACACGCTGTATTGGCTGAATTAGCGGGCTGGCTGGGAGAACAATTCCATACTCTTTATCCTGAACGTGCTAAATCAGACGACACGGTGCTAAGGGCCGTCAGGTCAGACTGGTTAATGGATGAAAAGTCTTTGTGGACTTCTGGCGTAATTAATCGTTCAGCAACTTTGCCATACCACAGAGATGGAATGAACTTTCACACTTGGTCAGCGATGCCAAGCCTGCGATATGGAATGGACGGTGGCCATTTACACGTACCAGAATACGGAATCACATTCCCAGTAAGCGATGGCGATGTATCTTGGTTCTGCGGAAGAGACCTTGTTCACGGTGTTACACCTATGATGACCAGAAAGAAAGACGGTTATCGCTATTCAATCGTGTATTATGCTTTGGCTGGAATGAAAGATTGTCGCACTTTTGCCGAAGAAACCGCTGCTGGTGCAGAACGTCGCACAGCAAGAGAACAGCAGATGGCTGAAAACGCTTTACTCAAAATAAAGAGTAAATAATGGCTCAAGGTAAAGGTGCGAGGGCTAGACAAAAAGCCAAGCGAGCCGAGTATCTAAAGAATAGACCTTATTTTGGTTTGACTTGTCGTGGATGTAAGCACGAAGATATGATGCATACGGTGTTTGTCGGTAAATGCATAGTCAAAGAGTGTGGTTGCTTAGGTATGGATGAAAGAGAAAATAATGGAACTCACGGTAGGTAGCGACTTCCGATTACCACAGTATCGTGAGGAAGTATTTCAACGTTTCTTTTCGTTTCATCTTAAATACAAATCAAATCCTGGATGTGTCTATTATTTGATGCCTGATTTAGCGAAACATTACGATTGGGACGCTGAACAGAGGGCTTGGTTTGCTTTTATCAACGGTAATACGCAGAATCCTGTAACTTCTTGGCTAATAATGAAACAAGCCCCTACGGTAGCCCATTGGGAGAACGCTGTAAAGTTTTGGAATAAAGAATATGCACGGTTATCTTGGGACACTGACCGCAGATATCACAAGAAATCTTTTGATGCAGCAATTATGGATTATGTTGCTAAAACTAAGATGCGTCAAGCAGATTGGTGGGCTAAACCTAATTCTTGGGGCGGAATGTGGAATCAGGTAAGCAATTTGCATACTTTTGGTCGCTTATCTACTTGGTCTTATATTGAATATGGCTACATAATGGGGTTGCACAGGCACGATGCAGACAATTTAATGCTTGATGACATTTCAGGTTCACGGTCGCACAGAAATGGTTTATCTATTGTTCTAGGCCACGACCAATACGACTGGCACAAAAGTAATCCATCATTCGACGGTAAATACGATAAAGATTTTTTGAAATACATTGACGGTGAATCTTACGGGCTTTTAGCGGAGGCTAAGAGACGTAATCCAGAGGCAACGTTTTTAACGATGGAATCTGCTCTTTGCACCTACAAAAGTTGGCACAGGCCTCGCAGAAGATACCCTAACGTGTATAACGATATGCTTTACTACCGCATTAAAGACGCAGAGGCATCATTCCCAGAAGAAGATTTCGGCTTATTTTGGCAGATGAGAAAAGACAATGCACCGTCAGCCCTGCTTTTAGAAGAGAACCCTTATGATTGTGGTTTAGTGCCAGATAAACAAGACTGGTATCGGCTAACAGGCGAAGTTATTATGATGGATGTTGATTGGCCAGAGTTCAGCAATGGTTTTAGTGCTAAGGTCGCAGCAGGAGATTTCGGGGTGAGAAAGAAATGATGCCAACTGAAATACAGGTTGGAACTCACACATACAAAATTGTGTTGAGGGAAACTAAAGACGACGCAGGATTAGAAGATGCTTACGGTTATACGGTTGATTCCAGCAATTTAATTGTAATTCGTGCCGATATGCCTGCATCTAAAAGACAACAAACTCTTTTACACGAACTTTTGCACGTAATTAGATTCGTTTATGGTTCGCATACTGTCCCAACTAAGACAGCAAGCCCAGAAGATTGGGAGCACCATTTCATCACTCTTTACGAACAACCTCTCCTGACGGTGTTTAAAGACAATCCTGACCTTTACGATTATTTGATGGATGACTAATGGACGCATACCAAGTTAATAACGGTAAATGGTTGACCGAAGTAATGGATGGGCTTGACCGTTATATTGGTGGACTAAAAGAAACGATAGTTAGTCCGCACTTTGGGGTAGATGAAGTAGAAGTAATCTCTCCTATATCTGGAGAATTGTTTTGTGGATGCGAATTGTGCCTGCGTCGTGAAACCGTAGCATTCCTAATTCCTGTTATTATTGAGGGATACAAAGATGGCAGAGTAATGGAGGCTAAATGAACTACCCAATCACGCCAGTAGAAGACAGAAGTGGCCGTTGGTATAAGCGTGAAGACCTTTACCGCCACCCAACAGGAGTTAACGGTGCTAAATATCGTCAATGCGGATGGCTAGTTCAAAAAGCAGCAGAACGAGGTGCAAAACACCTGATTACTGGGGCATCGGTTATCTCTCCTCAACACGCTATGACGGCAGTAGAGGCACAAAAATGGGGTTTAACATTAACAAACGTTGTAGGCGGAACAAAAGAAGAAACCTTAAACAATCATCCAAGCATTAAGATTGCACGGTCATTAGGCAGCAACATCGACATTATCGGGGTTGGCTATAACCCTGCTTTACAGCGTAGAGTAAAAGACCTTGCACAAGCCCCAAACACAGAAATCATCCATTACGGTATCAGCATTCACCCTGACGCAACACCAGAGGAGAAAGCCGAATTCCATATGGTAGGTGCACCGCAAGTTCAAAACCTCCCAGACAACCTAGACACTCTTATTTTGCCTTTTGGTTCAGGAAACAGCAGTGCATCGGTACTAACAGGATTACACGTATACGGTAAAGTCCCTAACCGTATTCTGCTCGTAGGCATCGGCCCAAGCAGATGGAACTGGCTACAAGAGAGACTATTAGACGTTGCTGACGGTCTAGGCACTAAATTCCCTCCACTTCCAATCGACTACCACGACCTCCACAAGAGCAAAGAAGTTTCATACACCAAAGGCGTACCTTACACCAGCGACGGTATCGTACTACACCCTTATTACGAGGGAAAGATAGTAAACTGGCTAAACAAATACCCGCAGGTCGCTCAAGGATGGGCAGAAAGAGACGGTAGCACTTGTCTTTGGATAGTCGGAGGGCCGATGAACTAGGTTGTACGGAATGGGGATGTTTAGGCAAACTTCCCTGCTCTACACCTTGGGATTGCGGTAAAATAATGGCAACAAAAACTCTTATCTACATTATTGGGGAACCAGCGGTAGGAAAAAGCACTACCGTAAAAGAAATGCTTAAAGACTTTAACGCAGTGGAAAACTATTCCGCACCAATACCGCATATCGTTTACGCAAATCAAGATGGCGTATTTCAGTGTGCTCAATTAGGCAAGAACAGAGAAAACTTTTCAGGCACAGATGCCCTCGCAATGAACATTATTGATTCAGCCGAAGTATTCTTTGAGAAATACTCATACCCTAAAATACTCGCAGAGGGAGCAAGGCTGGCCAATAAACGTTTTCTAAACATTGCACTAGACGCTGGCTATAAAGTCGTTCTCGTACTGCTAGAGGGCCAAACAGAGGCATTAGAAAGACGACAGGCAAGAGGCAGCAAACAATCAGAATCTTGGGTAACAGGCAGACGGTCAGCCTCACGCAACCTTGCCGACAATCCACCTAACAATGTCATAGTTAGACGCATAAACGCCTCTCTCTCGGCAGATTTCAGGGCCGAACTAATCAACACTTTCTGGGAGTAAAATGGCGACACCTAAAAAAACTAAGAAACGTCCTCACGGTGGACAAATCAAACTAAATCCAGTCCGTATGAGCAAATTCCTTACAGCAGTAGCAACAGGCAACTTTATCAACACTGCTGCTCAATTCGCAGGAGTAACAGCCAACACGGTACGCAACTGGGAGGCCAGAGGCGAGAACGAGATTGAACGCCTAAGAACCATCAACCCTAACATTGAACAAGACATCGCAGAGTGGATAGACAACTATTCCAACGACTACAAGCAAGATAACCCTGTCTTTACTGACGCTGGATTAGAGGAAGTAAACCCTGCTGAATGGCAGTTTGTTTTATTTATTTCGCTCACTAAGGCTGCTTTAGCGAGGGCCGAAGTAAATGCGGTAGGCAATATTCGCAGGGCTGCTGCTAGAGACTGGAGAGCAGACGCTTGGTGGCTAGAACGTGCCAGAGGAGACAGGTTTGGACGTAAAGACACTCTTGGCATTGAGGGTACTGATGGTGCACCAGTTAGGATAGAATTACCTCCAGTAAATGAGATTGCTGCACGAATAGCAAAACTTAAGGATAAAAAAAATGAGTAATAATGTTTGCAAGTATTGCGGAACTAATGAAAACCTCATTCATTCAGGAGTAGATGCTTTACTTTTAGAATGTATGGAAGATATTCGCAAGATTTGTTATCCTTGTGCCAATAAACGTAAAAATGAATCTACTTGAACAATTTGAGGGCCTTAGCCAAGCAGAAATAGGCAAATTACTCTCTACTCTCCCTAAAGAAGACCAGTATGTCGTTTATGAAATGCTGCTCGCACAAGAAGACAACCCATACCTAAAATACGCTGGCGACATTAAACGTATTATTAAAGAAGAATGGGGAGAGACGCTTTGGAGTGTGCAGGAACAAATACTTGATTCGCTTAGAGACAATCAAAGAACGGTAGTAGTCACAACTCCAGGAATTGGCAAATCAGACATTATGTCTATGATTGTTTGTGCAGTAGGAGTATCTTCCGAAGTAGGAATGACTCGTATTGTTACGACGGCCAGCAACTTCCGCCAAGTAAAAACTATTGTTTGGGCGTATATTCGCAGAGTTCATCAAATGCATAAGTTAGCGGGAAAAGTTGTTTCAACAGAATGGAAGATAGGCAATACTCTCGTAGCGGATGGTTTCTCTGCTGCCGATAAAGATGAAGATGCTGTACGTGGTATTCACAACCTCGGAAAAGTATTGGTTATGGTTGATGAGGGTGGAGGTGTAAGTAAACCTTTAGGTAGGGCCTTGAATGGTTTGTTGACTACGCCAGACGACAGAATTATTGTTTGCGGAAACCCGCCAACAGACCAGACAGATACTTGGTTTGAAGATATCGCTAACTCTCCTGAATGGAACGTTATTACTGTTCCATACACAGCGACACCAAATTTTACTGGCGAAAAGGTTGGAATGTGCAAACGCTGCCCATCTCGCATTGAACCTCACACTATCGCCAAACATCTTACTTCCGAGGAATTCGTTAGAGCAGTTAAAGCCCAATACAGCGAAGACGACCCTTATGTTCAAGCAGCCCTATACGCTAGATTTCCCTCTGGCAATATCGCTAAAGCAATCCCTATGCAATGGTTAGAGAAAACTCTGCCAGTAAAGACTCACGACGGTTCACCAGACCTTGATTGGCAGGAACAAGCCTCAAAAACAGGTTTTATTAGTTTAGGTATTGACGTTGCAGCAGAGGGTGGAGACGAGTTCGTTATAGCGAAGAAAGATGGATGGCACGGTACTATCCTGCATAAATCATCTGGCAGTAAAAACGAGAATCCTGTGGAGGTAGCGGGTATCGCTATTGAACACATTAGACAGGCTGTTAAACTTCACGAGAGGAGGAATCTCGTACGCCCAGTTCGAGTAAAGATTGACTCGATTGGTATTGGATGGGGTGTTACAGGATTATTAAAGCAATGGGTAAAAGACCAGCGATTGAATGCAGAAGTGATTGGTGTGAATGTCGCAGAAAAGGCCAGAGACACAGAACGATTCAAAAATCAACGTTCAGAACTATGGTGGAATTTCAGAGAACTAATTCAAGACGAAACAGAAGTGACTCTGGATGTGGACGACACAACACTAAAACAACTAAATGGGCCAAAATACTTAACAGATTCTGCTGGAAGAATCGTTATTGAATCTAAAGCAGAAATGCAACGTAGAGGAACAAACTCTCCAGACAGGGCAGAGGCTTTACTGTTGGCGTTCTATGAACCTCCAACAAAACAAAACACAGCACAAGTAATAAATATTTCTCAAACAAACTATTGGGATAAGATTTAGCATAGTAGAGATAAAACTTCTAAAACAGAATTGTCGGAGTGTCTGTTCTCTCCTGCCCTAAAGTAAAGTATGCTTTAACTATGTCTGATTTGCCTCGCAACGATATTACTCCACTCACTCAACTCGCAATTATTATGCACGAATCATTTACATCGTTTGTTGCAGCAGGCTTTACAGAAGAACAAGCATTAAAAATAATTATCGAACTAGGTAAAGGCAACAATGGCCGAGAAGATTGAATTTAGAGAATTTGGTGCAACAGGACTAAGACGTTCTGGCGGATATGTTATTGAGGAGTTTCTTCCTCAACTACAAGGCTTTAAAGCCAGAGAAGTTTATAGGGAAATGTCTGATAATGACCCAGTTATTGGAGGTATTCTTTTAGCCTTTAATGAGGTTATTGGTCGTCTTGATTGGCGTATTGATGAACCAGAAGACGCTACTCCAGAAGAAAAGAAAGCCCACGAATTTATCCAGCAAGCCTTTGACGATATGGAAACTTCTTGGGACGCTACTCTTTCATCTGTAATGTCGATGCTTATTTATGGTTTCGCTGTAAATGAGATTGTGTATAAGAAACGTGCTGGCAGAAGTAATGACCCAACAAAGAACAGCAAATACGATGACGGTCTTATTGGTTGGCGTAAATGGGCTATTCGTTCACAGGATTCATTCTTGCGTTGGGAGTTTGACGAAGTTGGTGAAGTAGTTGCATATATTCAGCAAGACATTGCGACGGGTATGCATTATATCCCTATGGCTAAATGCCTCCACTTTAGAACTAGCGAATTCAAAAACAATCCAGAGGGTATTTCTCTTTTGCGTAAAGCCTATTCATCTTGGTACTACAAGAAACGTATTCAAGAAATTGAGGCTGTTGGTATTGAAAGAGACCTTGCTGGTCTTCCAGTAGTTTATGCACCTGTTGAATGGTTTGCTGCTAACGCTGACGAGAACGGTGTGGCCTCGCTAACTGCTGTACGCAATATGGTTCAAAGCATTAAACGCAATGAATCTGAGGGAGTAGTTATTCCGCATATTACAGACGAAAATGGTAATAAAACTTTGAGTCTTGAATTATTGTCCTCTGGAGGTAGTCGCACATTTAACACTGGCGAGATTATTGACCGCTACAACAAGATGATTGCAACATCTATGCTCGCAGACTTTGTTCTTCTAGGACAGGGAGATGTAGGTTCTTTTGCTCTAGGTTCAATGAAGATTGAATCTTGGCAGATGATTATTGAATCATTCGCAAAGAGTATCGCTAACGTAATCAACAAACAGGCTATTGAGAAACTTTTGCGTGTTAACGGTATGGAAGTAGATAATCCTCCTACTTTGACTTACGGTGAGATTGCTCAAGCAGACCTTAGTGTTCTTGGCACATACCTTAAAACTCTTGCAGATGCAGGTATTCTTACTCCTGATGACCCTGACCTTGAAAACTGGGCTAGAGAGCAAGGTTCTATTCCTCCTATTTCAGACGAGGCTAAAGCACAGGCAGAGGCTAAACAAGAACAAAATATGGCTATGCAGCAGGCACAATTGGCAGCAGCCCAACAAGCCACTAAGCCACAGGCCAAGCCTACTGAAACTAAGAAAAGCAAGCGTAAGTATTTTGATTAATGATTACGTTTACAAGAGTCAACAAGAGTGATAACTGGGAAGAACCAAAAGGGTTCAGCAGTGCAGAGGCCCTGCTCGCAAAATTGATTTACGATGCTTTACGCAATTTGCGTGATGGGTCTATGTCTGATGCTTTTATGCAGGGTATTAGCACTGGCGATATAGATAAGATTCTTGCTGCACTGGATTTAGGCAGATTTAAAGATGCAATGTCGCAGGTAGGCGATATTCTGGGTAATTACGCTGAAAAGACAGGGATAAACCAGTTAGATAATCTTGGGGTTGACGCTAACCTTTTGTTTAATATCATTAATCAGAATGCTGTAAAGTTTGCCAGAGAATCTTCATCTAAAATGGTTGTTGAGATTACTGAAGAATTACGCAGAAGTATTCAAAGTAAGATTGCGTCTGCTGTATCTGGGAAAATGACGGTAGATGAAACTGCACGTCAAATACGTCAGGGCCTCCCACTACATAGTGCTTGGGCTAAGGCTGTTCCAAAGTTTTACGAGAAAACATATCGACGGTTGTTGAAAGATGGCGTACCTAACGCTAAGGCACAGGCTAACGCAGAGGCTCTTGCAGCAAAATATGAACAGAAACTTATTCGTAAACGTGCTTTAACGATTGCGAGAACAGAAACATCAAGGTCTGCTATGCGTGGCACATACGATAGTTGGATTGCTGGAATCAATAATGGCCTGATTAGACCTAACTCAAGAAAAGTTTGGTATGCAGAACCTAATGCGTGTGATTTATGTGCAGACTTAAAAGATAAAACTATTGGCATCACTGATGGATGGGGTGCTACTGACTTGTATGGGGAAATCTTGACTCCTCCAAGACACCCGAATTGCAGATGTGTTGTAGCGTTGCTGCCACCTAAGGAGGCTTAAATGAAATTACGTATTGAGAAAATGGCTCAAATAGCAGTGCAGACTGGCCTAGAAGATTTGTCTAGGTTTGTGGCTAGGGCTGTTGACGAAAACCTTTCTGTCGTTAACCTCGACGTTGAAAAAATGCTTATTACTCAACCAAAGAACGTTTGCATTGAATTTTGCTTAGGTTTGGACTTGATTGACCAAATCCAGATTCCAAGAGGCGAATCCGATTTATGCGTTAGTTTAGTGAATCTTGGTTTAGCGGATGACCTCACGGTAAATCAACATAGACAACTGGTGGGTATTGTCGCAGAAGTTGCAGCAATGTATCCTCCGCTAACTGGAATGACATCTCCGACGGTCAAGATGAGTGATGATGGTATGAGGCACGTTGTCTTGCCAATCAATATGGCTGGATTAACTGCTTTCAGACAGCATCTTGTAGATAAACTTTTGCAACACGATTTACCTGCTTACGACATCGACGGTTGGCAACCTGTTATTGACTTAATGTGTCTTGAACCTGATGAAGAAATGCCAGCATATTCTAAAGAACCAGTGCGTCTAAGGTTTGATGCTGTTGATGTTGAGGTCGCTGGTAAACGTTATGCTATTGGGCTTACTGGCGAAACTGAAACAGTTATGCCTACTGCCTATAATCCTGTCGCTAAAGCGATTGACGAGGAACTTCGCTATACGTTCTCGCCTTGGTATGTTCCTAATTCTTTGGATGCACATAACGAATGGGCTGACGATAGGGAAGTGCAGTTAGCGTTCTGGAAATATCTTGCTTTAGATGACAGAGATATTCGTTTGCAACATAACGTTGAAATCAGGGCTGGCCGATGGGTTGAGGGTGCGACTATTCCATTCGCATTCGAGTATGACGTTATTACTCCAGAGGGGCCACAGAAACTTTCATTCCCCGCTAATACTCCATTCTTGGGGATTATTTGGGAACCTTGGGCTTGGAAAATGGTTAAGTCTGGTGCTATTCGAGGCTTGAGTATTGGCGGTAAGAGTAAGCGTATGGAGATTGCCTTAGAGAAATCTGTTATTCGCAGAGGCGATAAGTATGTTGTTACTTCTCACGACGGTAAACGTGAATTTGGCACTTACGATACTGAACAAGAGGCGTTAGATAGGCTTGCCCAGATTGAACGTTTCAAGCATATGAATAAAGAAGACTAATTTAGGGGAGGAACTTTTGCCTGTATCTAATTTAGTTTGGGAGACTCAACCAGTATCAAAGTCTCGTAATGGTGAACGTGTTGAAGAAGTCTATAAATCACGGTACGCCAATGGGGGAATGCTGTTTGAGTTAACCCTTAAATCTGTTGTTTACGATTCTATGCCAGAACGTTCACACGCAATCGTGAAAGCCTCCGCAAAAGGCGTAGATTACGCACAGGCGGAGTTTTATATTGTAAACGATGATTGGGTTATGGAAACGCCTTTATGGTCTCCAGAGGCCGATAAAGCAAGTTTAGAAGATGCTTTAATTGAGTTTGCTGACAGAGAAGTATTAAAGTATGCAGCAGGGCAACCAAGAAACGCTCACGGTCAATTCGCCAGCACAGGATACAAAGATTCAGAATTCACAGAATTAATAAACAACCACTCCAAAGGGAACTTGACCGCAGAAGAAAAGGCCGAAGTAGACAATTACGTTCGCAACGGTACTGATATAAATCTTTATCTGCGTGAAGGAATAACTAGAGGGGCATACGAAGATGAACAAGTTTACGAACAACACGCTAAAAGTGTTCAAGATTATCTTTACAATCAACCACGCACAACAGAAAATCTAAAATTTCAAAGATATCAAAGTGCTTTTGCAGATTTTGATTTAACTAATGGAGACCCTGCATCTTTGGTGGGTAAAACTTTTCAGACTAAAGGTTTCTTTTCAACATCAGCACTTACACGTTATGGGTTTGACGTAATAGTAGATTCTCCATTCGCTACCAAACCATTCTGGGAGGCGATGCCAATTAAATCTATTGTTAACGTGCCTAAAGGCAGTGTAGGTTCTGCGATAGGTGCAGGTTTGCAAGCAGAGTTTCTTTTACCTTTTAACAGCACCTTTAGAGTAGCAAGTGCAGATAAAGTCGACGGTAAACTTAATTTAGTTTTAGATTTGGTGGGTCAAGATGCTAGATAGGTTCACAGACAACACGTTTGTCGAGGTCGAGGATGTCGTCAAGTTTAGGCCAGACCAAAGACGTAATCGTATGGGGCAATTCGCACCAGAGGGCGACGGTGGCGGAGATTCGAGGCCTCCTGCGAATAAGTTTCAAGAATCTTTTAACGTGGCAGACAAGAAAGCAAGAGAAGATTATTGGGCTGCGAGAGATGCATACAATTCGGCATACAGGGCTTTTAATTCTGACCCTGCTAACAAAAACATTAATTTTGACGATACACCTGAAAGTAAAAGATTATTAGCAGGCATTAATGCTGCGAATGAACGTTATGACGGTGAAACAAGTGAGTTTGGCAAGTTTCGCAATGAAATGTTTTCTGCTGTGGATTCAGAGGGCAACCCTATTCACGATGGTGCACCTAGACGTAGAATTTATGCTTACGAACAAGGTTTGCCTCAAAGATTTGATGACGCTCAATGGGCACAAAGAGAATGGTATGTTGGAAACGACGACAAAACTTTAGCGATGAACGCTAATCTTCGTGCTGGTAAAGGCGATTCTAGGGCAGGTAAAATGGCTAAATTAGTTGAATCTCGCACAACTAAACAACCTATTGAAACTTGGCGTGGTGTTGCTATGACCCCAGAACAAGTTAAAGGTCTTAGCGTAGGTTTAACTTTTAAAGATAAAGGCTTTCAATCTACTGGCTGGACTAAAGACACAGCAGACTTTTATGTTAAAGAAAGAATTAAAGACGGTCTAGGTTCAGTTCCTGTAATCTTCCGCAACTATATTCCAGCAGGAATTCACGCCATCGACATTATGGGTGAAGTAGTAATCAACAGAAACAGTAATGTTAAAATTACTGGTATAACAACAGAGGCAGATGGGACTGTTTTAGTAGATGCGGACATTAGCCAATGAGTGATTACAAAACTTTACGAATGACTTTAGGCCCAGAAGAATGGGATTCTATTCTTGCGTCAAACGTTGAGAAATATGCAGAGGGCCAGCCTCGTAATGCTCACGGTCAATTTACTTTCTCTCACACGCCAGAGGGCAGACCTTACGAATTGCAGCCTACGCCAAACGCTTACAGTGCTGACGGTGATTACGATATTAGACGCAATGAAAAAGATTCATATGGCAATTTGTATGGTATGTACGGCCCTCAATCGCAAATTCTTGCAACAGCCAATTTTGAATATGGCTTTGACATTAAAGGTAAAGGCGAGTTTGCTGTCGCTCAAGAATTAGCGTATAACGCTATTGGCAAACCTCCGCAGGCTGTTTATAGCGGAGAAGACAGAAATGCTTTATTTAGAGAAATTATTGCTGACCCTAATTACCCTAAAATTCCTCAAGAATGGATGGATAGGGCTAAAACAGACAACGAGGCTAAATGGGGAGGGCAATACAATAAAGACCCAAACGAGCAATCTAAAGACGCTTTAGACATTTGGAGAAACGCTGACCCTACTTCTTATGACGCTTACGCCAAATCTGAAAATGATTTCGTTATGTCTAAACTTAAAGCATACAAATTAGAGGGTGGCCAATCTGTTGGTGAAGTGATGGACAAAATCAAATCTGATGTTGTCGGTCAGTTAGGAGACATGGCCCGAACACTTGACGCATCAGTTAGCCTAAATAAAAGCAAACTAGGGCATTTTATTGACGAAGACCACTACAAAACTGTGTTTGAAGTAGGCAAGGTTTATGGCAAAGGTGCTGGAGGCCAAGAGTATTTTGACAGACGCACTAACACTGAAAATGCGATAGGAGTTCCTCAAGGCACTGCTGCTGCAAACAGGCCAGTTTATGGAGTAATCGGTAATCTAGGCAGCCCTTACGGTGATTCATCAATAATTTTGAAACCTGAAACCAAAGTTCGCTCAACTATTACTTGGGGAGACAGTATTGACAATCAAAGCGGTGGCGGTGCTATCTGGGCAAACGAATACGCCAACGGTACTGTATCTGACGCTGATTTCTGGAGGGCTAATGGATGGAAAATTAAAGGCATTTTAGGCTCATCCGATAATTCACACAACACTGGCGAAGTCACTTCTCGACCTAGAAAAGACAGAATTCATAATTTCAGTTATATCGCTGGTGGAGGCAGGCCATTCGATATCAATAATAACGACAGTTATCCAGTTATTGTCAAATACAACAGAATAAACGTAAAAAGTCATCTTGGTTTGTTTACTAATTATGTTGAAACACAAATTCACGGTGGAATAGGATTAAAAGATGTTGCTCACGTTATTATTCCTAGCGAAACTGCTTTGACAGGTAAACAAAAACAGATTCTTACAGATAATGGGATTACATATGAGGTCAGTACAGAAGTTAAAGACGCTTACGACAGGTATCACTAATGCAAATAATGACTGATTATGGAACGTGGACTTGGGATGGTAATTTAACGCCTCAAACAATTATTACTGTTGCTGATGGCAGTGAAGTTTCTTACGCTAATTTAATCACTCTCACTAATGGCGATGCGTTAGAAATAATGGCAAACCTAGATAACGTGCAAAAGTACGCAGAGGGACAACCTAGAGACTCTCACGGTAGATTCAGTGGTTCTGGCAGAACTTTAGATGGGCAAACTGTCGATTTTTGGGGAGCACCGCCTACTGAAAGCGTTATTTATGAACGCAAGAAAACAGTAGTTTCTGAATTAACTGAAAGAATGCAGAAGACAGTTTCAGACCAGCAATTCATAGATTATTGGGAAAATACGCAAGGTGTTGTGTGGGATAACAAAGTTTGGCAGGGCAAGAAATCTCCTGAAGACATCCATTGCATTGTGAACATAGACAACAGTGAAGAATTTATGTCTTTTAAAGGTGCTATGAATTATTTAAACATTAAAACATCTCAAAAAGATTTTACTTTTGACGAGGCACAGAAACTTTTGCAGGATAAAAGAGCAGAATTCGAATCTGCCAATCGGGCTAATGAACGTGTAGGATTCCCGAATCTTGCTGCGACCCCAGAGGGAATGCAAATGATTAGAGAGGGTGTTGTCAATAATTTGGTTGCTACTTGGGCTGGCACTTCTAACGACAACAATTCTCGTGCTTTATCTATTCAGGATATTGCTCAAGAAACATTCGATTTGAAAGACACTTCTAAATGGAGATTCAGTAGTCCTCGTTGGGAAACAGAATTAAAACCTAAAATGGATGCGTTCAAAGCAGCAAACGGTGATATCATCAAATCTTTTCTTCAATCGCAATACGACAACACGCAAGCGTACCTTAAAAGTAAAGGCATCACTAAAGTAGTTTTATTTAGAGGAATTGATAGCGAATTTTCTAAAAGTGAATTCGTTGGCAAATATCCTGCAAAACTTCGACCACTAAGTTCTTGGAGTACTCACGCTAGTGTCGCTCTAAACTTTGCTCCAGACAACAATATTCTCAAAATCACGGTAGATGCTAAAAATGTTTTTAGTACAGCAATGACTGGAACTGGATGTTTGAATGAGAAAGAAGTCGTTTTATTAGGTGGTATTCGAGACATTGAGGCTGGTTCAGTTGATTTTGATGTGAATAACAATTCTTGGGTTTTTGATGGAGGTAATCCTTGATTATTTGGGTTGAAGACAATATTAGGGATGCCGATTGGATTAAAACTCTTAGTTGGGATTTACCTACTAATGTTGATGCGTTCATTAGATTTGTGGGTGAAGATGGTGTAAACGATTTTATGCATCTTCCTGCTGCCGAGGCTATGCCTGAAAGCCTTAAAAACGCTTTGGCCAACAAAGGTTATAGCATAGTTCAAAAATACGCTGAGGGGCAACCTCGGGATAATCACGGTAGATTCGCCAGTGGTGGCAGCACAATGTCTTATGAAGAAATGGTCGCCTATCAAAAAGATTATGGTTCAAAAATCGGGCAAATCAATTTTGGAAATTACAACCAAAATGGTTACAATCTACCTCCTGTGGACGTTCTTCACAATTACATAGCCAATGGTTATCGTTCTATGAACGACAGATTGAGAAATGGTTATCCACCAGATAAAAGTTGGACAGATAAACCGATTCAAGACAATATAAACGATATGACAAAAATCATAGACCTTGCACCTGCTATTCCTGTGAATAATGTCGTATACAGAGGAATGGCTGGTTCAGTAGCCGATAAAATTAAAGGAATGAATGTTGGAGAATCTTGGGTAGATAAAGGTTTCGTCAGCACTTCCGTAGAAGATATTGTTGCCCACGATTTTAATGAAAGTGAAATAGGCAACGAGGGTATTCTTTTAAAAATAAAATGTCCTCCTAACACTAAAGGGATTTTTATGGAAAGTGTTTTCAGTTTTGAGGGCGATTGGAATGAAAAAGAATATGTATTACAAAGAGGTTCTAAATTTACTGTCACAAATAAATCTACGACTAAAACTCCTAATGGCGAGACAATGAAAATGATTGAAGTCGAGGTAAACCAATGACAAATAGGTTTATTTATTCTGATGAAGATTACGACGGTCTGATTTTTGAGACAGAGGATGTAAATAAATACAGGGCTGACCAACGTAGGAACGCTCACGGCCAGTTCGCTCCAGAGGGTTCAGGAGGTTCAGCGACGGTGTCCGCTATTCCTGCTGGCGTAAACCTTGACAGACCAACATATACTCCGCAAGAAATGCAGAACCTTGTTGATGCTAGACGTAAATACGACAACATTGAATTCGAAGTTAAAGAAGAAATAAAGGCTGCCAACCCTGAAATAGCCAATTCTTATGATGGCAACCGCAAAATTTGGGATATGGCTTTGGCTGACCCTAGAGTTATTGCTGCTCGTGAAGAATATATGTCTGACCCTTTACTGCAAAGAATTAGGGGCTTTAAAACAGAGTATAATGGTTTCAAGACTGTTGGAGAAAAGGCCGATGCGTCTATTCAGTTTCAAATTAGAGACCCAGAAACTGGAAGAATGGTCGAGAACCCAGATTACGAGCATTCTCCTGCTGGGAAAGAGATTCCACGGTTAATTGAATTAGGCGATTATTACTCTGGAGACCCTAAAGATGAACCGACTTTGCCTAATTGGGATAAAAACAAGCAAGCATACGAATCTGGTTACAGGCATATGACTAGGGAAGAGTCTTTTGCTGCTGCGAGTCAAGCGGTAAACGAGTTTCTGGGTGAGTCTTCTCCTGCTATTCGAATTAACTCTACGAAACTTGGGCCTCTTCTTAGCGACGGTAGATATAAAACTTCTTACGAAACAGGAAAACGTTTATCTACTGCTGGACTAATGTACGAGGGATATTTAGACAGACGTGCTGTTATGGAGAATCTTTGGTTTGGTTATGACGACAATACGCCTGATTCTGCTCGACCAATTTATGGATTTATGAGGGCCAACAATGGTAATACTCCACAATTTTTACAGGGTTATGGCGATTCAGAGATTATTTTGAAACCATCTGTTTTATCGAGAACAACTTTGAGTATCGGTGATAGTCTAAATGGTTTGTCGCATACAACTCCATTCAAGGCAGGCAGCAACATTAGTCCTGATTATCGTAACAACAACACAATAGGGCAAACTGCTGCTGCATATAAGGCTGGAACAGGAATTAATTATTTCTCTCATCCAGCAAGCGAATACACGATTCTGGAAACTCAATTTCACGGTGGAGTTACACTGGGAGATATCGACAAGATTATTATTCACAGAAGTGATGTTCCTCAAACATTATTGAATAGACTAGACAAGGCAGGCATAAGTTATGAAATTTTGCCTACTGAACCTCCTCTGCCAAAGGATTAAAGATGCAGATACCAATTAAATTACTTATCAATAATGTTGCTTATGGCATTCTTGCACCTAACGTTCTTGTTACTACCAGTGGCAGTGTTGGTTATGCGAACAGTTTGTTGTTTACAGACCCAGAAGTTAAGGCATACGACGGTAATGAAGTTATTACTTTAGATGATGGGCTTTACGAATATTTGCTGGAAAAGTTCACTGAACAGGCAAAAATTCAAAAGTTCAGACCTGACCAGAGAAGAAACTCGCACGGTCAGTTTGCACCAGAAGGAGTTGGAGGCGATAATAAAATTATTGCTGCTAACGCTGAAAATTCGCTGGCTATCGCAACTAAAGACACTCCCAGAGACGTTGATGCAGAAACAGAGATTTACAAGAAATATCATAGCCAGATTCAGGATATTTACGACCAAATTAATCCCGCAACTGGTAAACCATATATGTTTTATAGTGCTTTGCCTGAAGATTTACAGAATAAAGTCGGCAATTTAGAAGATGCCAGAAAAGCAGAGATGGCTGCTCTTCCTTATTGGCAAGCAGCAAACGCTTGGGGGGCAGGCAGATTTAGTGTCAAATATAATTTTGAAAGTTTTGACACGCCTCAGGAGGCCAGAACAGCAAGGGCTAAATGGGTTCTAGACGATAAAAAAACTTTGCAACGACAGAGGGCTTTACGTTCTGGCAAGCCTCCCAGTGAAGAAGATTTGCTTATCGACAATTTGGTAAATAACAGCAAAGTTCTTAGAGATACAGAAGTTTTTAGAGGTGCTATTTTGAAACCAAGCATTGCGAATAAACTTGTTGCAGGATTTAGTTTCACAGATAAAGGCTTTATGGCACAAGATTTTACTGGCGGAAACGAGGCAAAGTTCTATTTAAGCCAAAGAACCGCTAAATTAGGTAAAGAGGGCGATGTTCCTGTGTTAATGCGTGGAGTATTAAGTGCTGGTTCTACTGGTGTTGACGTAGGTGTTGGAGAAATGGTTTTACCAAGAAACACGACGGTAAACGTATTGTCTAGAGAAATTCAACCCGATGGAACTGTTTTAGTGAATGTGGAGTATAAAACACCTTGAGTAATCTTATTTATGATAATGAAGATTTTGGCTTAATGCTGGCGGATGAATCTTTAACAAAATACGCTGAGGGTCAAGCAAGAGATTCTCACGGTAGGTTTGCACCAGAAGGAGTTGGAGGCGGAGATAATCAGCGTCCTTATCCTTTGAAAATTAACAGTCAAGGATGGGCAGACACTCCTTATGTGCCAAATGTGCAAGATTTAGACGGCCCTGACGCACCTTTGTTGTCTAGTTATTGGGATGGTTCGCAAGAACGTAAATTCACTGGAGGTTTAGCAGACAGGGCTTACAGGTTAGCACATCCTGACGTTGCTAAAGAGGACGATGTTTTAGAAAAAGCAATTCTTAATGACCCTCGTTATCCTAAACCTCCTATCCAAATCACTTCTGAAATGTTGGTTAAAGCAGGTTATCCAGAGGGAACTTTATTTGAAAATTTAGGTAAAGAAGAACAAACCACAATTTTGCGGGCTGGTTTAAAAGAGATGGCTGGTGCTGAACCTGATTTTTGGTCAAGAGTTAAACCTATGGGTATTCCAGCAGACCCAGATAAAGTTGCCTCTTATTTAGCAGAAGAAAATAAAGTTGTTAAAGACATTATGCGAGAACAGGCGTTCCCTGATGGTAAATCAGTAGGATTTATTGTTGACGACATCGCACATCAGGCTATTAAACAATTAAGTGTAGAGGCATCTGACGGTACTATTTCTTTGACTATGCCTAAAGGTCGTCTAAGAAGATTTATAGCAGATGGTGAATACAAATCTGGACACGAAGTGCCTTTGCAGGAAAAGGGTGGTGCTACTAGGCAAGAGTATTTAGATGTTCGAGACACATATGAATTAGGGGTTTTGGGTATTCCAAGTAAAGCACCAAAACCTATTTACGCAGTGTTAAATCGTTCTGCAGATGAATCAACTTACGGTGAAATCCAACTTGTGATGAAAGATTCAGTAGCCTCCAGAACAAGCATTACGATTGGCGATTCTTTAGATGGCTACGTTGGAGGTGCGTCTTGGATGTCTGATTTGACAAAAGGCGATATGAGTGTTTCTGATTTTTATTCTATGTACGGAAAACACGCTACAACGCTTTTGAATAATAACAATAGGTCTTCTAAAGCGGTTTATCATATGACCAATATGGCACAATATCCTGTTCAAACAGGGGTATCAGACAGCCTCTTTACTTGGCAGATGGAACCACCAAGAGCAGATACTAAATATTTGCTACCTAGTTTATACGCAGCCAAACGGGGTGCGATTACGGGGTATAAAGGCGTTAAAGATGTTCGCACTTGGGCTGCAAGCGGTTATTTAGAGGCTCAAATTCACGGTGGAGTAAAGTTAAGTGATGTTGCTAAAATAGTTGTGCCACCAACTTTCAGTATGACTAAAACAGAAATTCAATCTTTAACTGATGCTGGCATTCAAGTAGTTAAAGGCGACCCGATTCTTGGAAAGGATAAGTAATGACTGTATTAAATACTCCTTTTGGTAGATGGAGGTTTGAGGGAGATTTAGGTCTTGAAACTTTAATTATTTTAGACAACAACAGGGAAGTCAGTTTTCAACACATTATTAAGCAAACTAATGGCGATGCTCTCGATTGGGTTGAAGAATACGAAACTGAAAGACTCGCCAAATATGCCGAGGGACAAGCCAGAGATTCTCACGGTAGATTCGCCTCTGGAGGCGTTGCTAACGATTTGCACAGTTATTTAGATAGGCAAACTTTAAAAGACAGGTGGCAAACGCCTCCAATTAAATTAGTTCCTATCGGAAGTAAAGTTCTGCCTAGTGGATGGGATTATGTGCCTGCTAAGAAAGGTGCAGCCTTTATGTCTGAATACATTTATGGCAAAGGTTCAAGTATGGACAAAGTTATAGCAATAGAATATTACCAAAAACTTGCCGATAAAGGCCAACTAGAAATTTACAAACATTCTTCAGGTCTAGTTTTTACTGTTGAAAGAGAAGACGTAACTAATCTAACTTCTGAACAAAAATTTGAGAAAATGATGTTGTGTGCTGACGTTTACAAAGGCAACAAAGTAAACATCGCTGGAAATATGTTGGTTAGAATTGACTCGGCAAGTGCAGACTGGCGAAACGCTATGGGTTATGCTGGAGATTCTAGGCATTCAGGTTCTGTATTTGGTGGAGGCAGGGCAGTTAAGGCAGGTTCTAGGTCTGTTAACAGTAAAATGGTGGTTTTACGAGCCAACGCATCTAAAGCCACTATCGTTCACGAATTTGGGCACATTGTAAGTTTCGAGGCTTACAGAGACACTGGTAGCGACAGGAATATTTCTTGGGCTAAAATGGAAAAAACCAGAAAGAAATATCATTTTTCAGAATACAGTCGCAGCAGTTCGGCGGAATGGTATGCCGAAACATATTTGCATTGGGTTTCTAATGGAGGCAATTTTGATTTTACAAAATACGCAACCGCCACGACTGAACAACAGAACGCTTTAACTAATTTCGCTAAAGACCAAAATTGGCAATTACCAGCATCAATGAAAGGTAAATAATGTTCATTATTGAGGGCGATGGCCCAATAAAGTATCAAGCAATCGACGACGTGACTTTATTGTTTATGAAAGACGACGGTGATGAACAGGCTTTGGCTGAATTAATTAAACGTCATCCTAATTTGATTGGGCCAGCAGCCAAAACTTTTGATGTTGGGTCAGAGGCAGTGCTAAAGGCTGGCGATTATTCTCAGCGTGTTGTCGTTAAATCAGCCAGAGGCGACGGTTATTATCAAGTAGAGAACATTGCCACTGGTAAAACTGGTTGGGTTTCTGCCAACGATTTAGATTAAGGAAAATATGCCAATTACGAATTTTAGTTCCAATATGGCTACCCCTAAAGACGCTTTGGCAGCACAACTAAAAGATTTACTGCAAGATACAGTTCAATTCAAATTCTTGTCTCACGGTGCTCACTGGAACGTTACAGGCATTAATTTTCAGCAGTTTCACGAATTGTTCCAAGAAATTTATGAAGACGCTGATTCAGCGATTGACCCGCTTGCCGAGAATATTCGTAAATTGAATGTTTCAGCCCCAATTCAATTAACTGATTACATTGAATCTAATGAAGAGACTGGCGAGATGGCCCCTACTCTTAGCACTGACCCTGTCGAGTTGGCTAAAGTTGTTTACGCTGCTAACGAGGATTGCCTTGAGTGCATTGTAAAAGGCATTATTTTGGCTAACGCTATTAACGAGCAGGGCATTCTAAACTTCCTCGCTGAACGCCAAGATATGCACTCTAAATGGCAGTGGCAGTTGCGTACTATCGTTGGAGATGGGTTCGCTGACCAAAATGAAGTTAACGTTGCGACGGTGAATCCTCAAGAGGAAAACGAGGCATAATGCCTATTATCAATTTCGGCAACGAATCTGACGATGTTTTAAAATACAGCCCAGACCAACCTAGAGATAAAAGTGGCAAGTTTGCTGGTAATGCGACTAGCGTTGCTGCACCTAAACACGAGGGCCATTGGGACACTAGATTTAAAGTTAACCCTAAAGATGTAATTGATGTAACTGACGCTGTTGAGGGTGCGAAACTTTTGGCTGACGGTAAGTTCATTAAAGCAGACGTAAAAACTACTACCGAGATTCTTCGTAATGCTGCTAAGGCTAAAAGTAATGCCGATTTAACCAACATTGAAATGAAGAATACGCCTTTAATGACGCAGAACAACGTTGGTATTCCTCGTAAAATGATGCCACAGGTTGACCCAGAGAATAAAGAAAAGTGGTTGGCGGATACTCGTAAACAGGGTGTCAAAGTTGTTGAGGGTGAGGCTGACCCTGCTAAATTAAAGCCTATTCAATCTGAAATTAGTGCTGGCAAAGTTGGTGGCATTATGGAGGCTATTGAGTCTGGTAAAATGGATTTAGATTCAGGTAAACTTGCAGACAGGATTATCGTTTCAAAAGATGGTTATGTCGTGGACGGTCATCATCGTTGGGCTGCTGCTGCTATGGTTAGTTTGAACACTGATGGCGGAGTGAAGATTCCTGTTCTTAAACTTGATTTAGATTACAAAGATAGTTTGCAGCAAGTTCTTGATTGGAATAAAGAGAATGGCGTTAAACTTGTCGATTTGAATGACAACACTAAGAAAGCAAATGTTGTTAACGAAGAAAATGCTATGCCTGCTGTTTTGATTAGAAAAGACGCAATTAATGAGTAATCCCACTTCTAGTTCTGTTCACGTTGATTCAACTGGTGGAGTTAAAGTTCCTGCACAAACTCCCGCTAACGTTAAAGTTATTCCTAATCCACCTGTTAAGATTATTAAATAGGGCTAGGTTGGTTTCGTCAGGCGAATAAAACCCTTTAGGGAATTTGCTTGCACCAGAGTTCGAATCTCTGCTAGTCCACGTGCTGCGTTATGGCAACTAATCGCAGATTATTCCACCCCTGTTGTTTCGTCAGCAGGGTAGTTGCATAACCTCCTCTTTGCCTATGGCTTAGAGCACCAACCTTTCGGGGTTGCGTTTAGAAACTAAGAGGGAATTCCCCCTATTGCTTTGACATTAGGGTTCTTAGTTTCACAGGACTAGCGTGGCCAAAGGGCTACGGGTTCAGCCAGAGTGCTGGTGGTTCGAATCCACATAGTCCACCAGAGATGCAGTGTTCTTGTGGCCCAAACCGCTTTACGACGGTGATTATGGGGCATAATTGAGTTATGGGTAAAAGGTTATCTGCCGAAGAACGTATGTGGCGAGCAGTGTCCGAGAAAGATTTTCAAGCGACGGTAATCAAGGCTGCTTGGATGGCTGGTTGGAAGTATTATCATCCGCCAGACAATAAACCTAATGCTGCTGGTTGGTCGCAGAAGATTGTTGCAGGATTCCCTGATTTAGTGTTGGTGAAACCGCCTAAGTTAATGTTTGTTGAATTGAAGAGAGAAACAGGGGAAACGAGTGAAGAACAGGATGAATGGCTACAAGCGTTTCGTGATTGTGGTATAGTGTCGTATGTGTGGAGACCCTCACAAATAGTAGAAATACTAAAAATACTTAGAGGAGAATAATATGGCCCTAAAAGATGTTTTAGTACCGCCAGAACCGCAAGCCCGCAAAGGTGCAGTAGAAAGAATATTGGAGACCCTTGATGAAGACGATGCTGTTTATCTTAATTCTTGCTTGGTTAATCCTGCTTTTAGCAACGTTTACATTGCATCCAAACTAACTCAAGCAGGTTATCCTGTAAGCGATGCGTCGATTGCTCGCCACAGAGCGAAGATGCCTAAATAATGGCAGGTTTAAAAGACTTTTTGCCTCAACCTAGTATGGTTGAACCTAAACCAAATATGCCTTTTATTCCAACATCGGAATACGACGGTACTAGCGGATTTATTCAAACCGCTGGCCTAACTGAACCCCCAAATTACACTGAACTATTAGAGTTTTTTGGGTACGACCCTAAAGAAGTACGTATTATCGGTACTCTAAAAACTTCTCGTTGGCAACAAAAAGAAGATGGCGAATGGTTGTCTAGTTACAAATTTGCTATCGGGCCAGTAGGTACATCAAATATTCAAGAAATCATTGACCTTGTAAATAAACGTAAACCTGTTACAACGGTGAAGACAACCAACGACAAAGTATTCCATTGGTTAGCGGGAGATTTGCAGTTAGGTAAAATCGACGGTGATGGCACTGAGGGAATAGTTAACAGGGTTCTGGAATCCATTGAATCTGGTGTTGTTGAATTAAAACGTTTACGCAAAACTAGAAGTATTGGTTTAGCCCATATCGCTTGGTTAGGCGATTGTATAGAGGGCAACGTTTCGCAGAATGGCCGAAATATGTGGCGAACTGAATTAACTATTACAGAGCAATACAGGTTATTTCGCAGGCTTGCTCTTTACGCTATTGATTCGTTTGCACCTTACGCAGAGAGGCTTGAAATAGACGTTGTTAACGGAAATCACGATGAGGCTCAAAGACAACCTGTTTCAACCAGAAAAGACGATGGACACGCAACCGAGGCGATAATTGCTGTTGCTGATGCGATGTTGTTGAATCCCGCTGCTTATGGACACGTGAAAACTTTTGTTCCTAACGTTGATGAATCGTTTATTACACGTCAGGTTGGCGGTGCTATTTTCACTCACGCACACGGGAATCAATGGCGTAAAGGTAAAGCGTTCGAATGGTGGTCTGGTCAGGCTTTAAACTTCCAGAGTGCTGGTGCATCGCAATTTCTTTTACACGGACACGAACACGAAATGCATTTAGCGTTAAAACGAGACAGAACAGTTATTTGTGTGCCTACGTTTGAATCTGAAAGCAATTATTGGAAACAAACTCACGGTGATGTCGCTAGAACAGGTGCAGTTGTTATGGTGACAGGTGATGGCCCTGCATTCCAAGATTTTACTATCGTTTAGTGTCAGCGGGTCGCCTAATTTTTGCTACTAATATTTAGGCGTGATTAGATTAGAAGATTTGCGGGAGAAACATCTCGGCAAGCAAGGTAAAGTCGATATTGGTTTCGGGGAAACTGCTCACGGTAAAATCACTGATTTTTATGGGATTATCGACGAGGGCAGCACTGACGCTAAAGTTTTAATTGAATTCGATAATCACGAATATTACATTCTTGACGCTGAAACTTTGATTGAAATTAATTAATTATCCAATTTTTAGATTCCAAAAAATTGGTTTATTCTTCTTCCGCATGTTTATCTTGACACGGTAAACAAGCCTCTAAACAGGCAGAACACTTTTCATCTTCAAAGGTTTTACAGGAATGACATCCGCAATCCTCTTGGGCTTTACGCTTAACCCCAAATAACTTTTCTAACGATTCGTATAGTTTCATCATCGCAATAACGAGGTCGGCATTCTCGTAACGATTTGCACGATTGACTTTAGCGACCTCATCTAAAGCCTTGTCTGCGAGGCCCATAATCTCCTCTTGCGACGGTAAAGGCTTTAATTCGCCAACCTCAGTCAAACCATCTAAATCTAAAGCGTTCCCAGTAAAAACGTTTACGCCAACATAATTGGTGTTGCCGAGGTTATTCCTAATAATTTCGTTAGCAATTAAATAATCTATTACTCTGCCTAATTCATTTAAAGCAGATGTGCGACGGTGAACCTGCAAAAGTTCCTGTTCAATTTCTATTTTGCTCACAAATACCTCTCTTGATTGTTTCTGCGAATATCTCGCACACCCAGACGAACATCGTCTAAAGTGCGATAGAAATAAACATCTTCTTTATTGACTACTTCAAAACTTTGAGGCCATTTCTCTGTATGCCAACGTACTTTAATGCCATCCGCCAGAATTATGAAATCTTCTTCGACGGTGGCACTTTCACGCATCAACCATTCCATCGTGATGCGGTTTTTCTCCATCTGTTCTTTTTGAAGACGTTTTAATTCGTCTTTTCTAACTCTTGGTGTCGCCATTAATCAATCCATTTAGTAATCGCAATGAAGTTTCTAGAGTTTGTTGAGCGACTTTATCTAATTCGATTTCGAATTCATTAGAGGGTTCTCGCCATTCCTGTTGAGATTTATCCCAGATTTTGCCTAAATTAACTTCGTGGTCAATAGCCCATTCTTCATTCTCGCTATCGTAATAAACAGCGAAATAATGCAATTTGGCTGGTTTACCATCTATTTCTCTGATTTCAAGACTGTCTTGAATCTCGCCACCCAGATTTTCGACATTAGTTAATTGTTCTTCCCAAAACAAATCTTCCGCCTTTTCTCGATTATCTGCCTCGACGGTGGCTTTATACCATTGTTCTTTAGTCCATTTGATTTCGTATTTAGGCATCTTTAACCCCAAACTATCGTTAGCGTGAACGCTGTGGCTACAAGCATCCAAGGGCCTAGGGGAACAGTTAGAGTTAATTTACGCATCAGCAAACCAACAATAAACCCCAATAAACCGAAACCTATGGTTATGGGGATTACCCACAACGCCAGCAACGGTGAAAATACGCTCAAAGCAAGATAGATTCCGCTGAACATTTTGACATCGCCCATCCCCAGAATATCAAAATAGTTGGCAATAATGCCAAGAATAAATATGGCGACGGTAAGCCCTAAACCAACCCCCAGATTACCCCAAGATTGCTGAATTATATTTGTGGCAATATTAGCAATAAAGGCTAAAGCGATGAAAGGTAGAACGATTTTGTTTGGCAGCCGATGTTCTCTAAGGTCGATAATTACGAGTGGTATAGCGACGATTCCCAGATAAACTAAGGGCAACCAACTGATTATTTGTGTAAACATAAAACTCCTCTTTTAGTGGTAAAACAATTCTCGCTGGCAACACGCTAATTCGCCAAATCTTTATTTTCGTCTCTCTTTTAGCACTTATGGTGTTATCTTTGGAGACGAAACATTCTAAATGGAATGTTTTAATCAATATTCTTATTGTCTGCGTGTCGAGCGGGATGTTGGTTGTCTTATGTTGTTTTATTGTTCTAGACCTGAAAGGGCTGATGTGGGTAAACCTGTTAGAAAATTAGTTGGGCTTGAAGTGACAGAAACTTCTGGCGTTGACAGAGCAGCACATCTACACGACGGTTTCTTGGTAATGAAATCGGCAGAAGATGAAAATAATACTCGAAACCTAGTGCTTGAGGCATTGGGTCTTAAGAAGTCCGAGGAGGACACATTGAGCGAAGTTGTTGAAGACAACCTAGTCGAGAAAAGCGACAACACTGACGAGACTCCAATGTCTATGGAAGACGAATTGAAGTCTTGGAAGAAGAAGTACGCTGACCTCGAAAAGAAAATGGCAGATATGATGCCTAAAGAAACCAAAAAGTCATACGAAAACTTGCCAGAAGAGATTGCTAAATCTCTCGACGGTATGCCAGAAGAACAGGCAGAAGTATTTGCTAAGGCTTTCATAGCACAGCAGGAAGAACTCGCTAAGGCTAAAGACCTAGTTGCTAAAGAACGTGACGAAAGACTAGATGCTGAGGCTGTTGCAAAGTCTAAAGAAACTTTCAGCACTTTAGGCCTAGAACACGAAACTTTTGCCCCTGCTCTACGCAGAATTGCAGCAATTGACGAGGCTTTGGCTAAGTCTGTTGAGGCAGTTTTGGTTAGTGCTGACGCACAACTAGCCGAGGCTGGTTTGCTAAAAGAATTCGGTACTGCAAAGGCAGTATCGGGAAACTCTGTTTATGAAGAGGCCAAGACTCTCGCTAAATCTCTTGTTGAGACTGGCGTAGTCAAGACTATCGAGCAGGGAATTGAAAAAGTGCTTGACTCTAATCCAGAGTTGGCAAAACGCTACTACAAGGAGACTAATTAAATGGCAGTTGAGTATGTAGAATCACAGGCTAAATTCAGCGTTGCTGCTGGTGCAGACCTGTCATCCTCACAGTTTACATTCGTCAAGATGTCAGGAACAACCGCTATCGCTGTTGCTGCTGCTACTGACGTTCCAGTTGGCGTTCTAGTGAATACTCCTAAAAGCGGACAGACCGCAGAAGTAGTAGTTTCTGGAATCGTCAAAATTAAGGCATCAGCAGCGATTGCTGTTGGTGCTAAAGTCGGTACTACTTCAGCAGGCCTTGCGGTCACTCTGGTTTCTGGTACAGACACAACCAAGTTCATTTGCGGAATGGCACTTACTGCTGCTGCTGCTGCAAACGACATCATCACTATGCTACTCGTCCCTGCAACTGCTAAAGCAGCCTAACCCTTAAGGAATAATTAGATGCCACAACCATCAATTTCAGCGGTACACGTTGATAGTATCCTGACCAACACTTCGTTGGCCTATATTCAATCAGCCGATAACTTTATCGCTAACAAGGTATTCCCTATTGTCCCAGTTGACAAGCAGAGCGACCTTTACTTCAAGTACACCAAGGAAGACTGGTTCAGAGACGATGCAGCAGTTCGTGCTGACGGTGCTGAGGCAGCAACTTCTGGTTATGGTCTAAGCACAGACTCTTACTACGCATACGTTTATGCGATTAAAAAGGTAATCGGCGACCAAACTATGGCTAACTTCGATGCACCTCTAGACCCACTTCGTGACGGTGCTAAGTTTACTGCACAGTTGATTCTAAACCGTATGGAGAACCAGTTTGTTTCTGACTTCATTAAGACTAGCGTTTGGGGCACTGACTATCAGGGCACTAACTCTGGTACTTCTGGTACAACCACATTCCGCCAGTGGTCTGATTTCGCTAACTCTGACCCTATTCTTGACGTTGAGACTTGGAAAGCAAAGATTCTTAGCACCACTGGTTTTGAACCAAACAAGTTGGTTCTAGGTTATGACGTTTACCAGATTCTACGTCAGCACCCAGACGTAATCGACCGTGTTAAGTACACTGGTTCTTCTGTTCCAGACACCAACTACCTAGCCGAACTTTTCGGTCTTCAGGAAGTTCTTGTCGCTAAGGCAGTTAAGAACACTGCTACCGAGGGTCAGACTGGTTCATTCTCATTCTCGTTCGGCAAGTCTGCACTTCTAGTTCACTCTGCACCAAACCCAGGAATTCTAACTCCATCTGCTGGATATTCATTCCAGTGGAGAGGTGTTTCAGAGGGCCTTGGCTTGACTGTTGGAACTAAGCAGTACCGCCTAGAGCAGAACGCTGCTACCTATGTTGAATCGCAGATTGCGTTCGCTAACAAGGTAGTTGCAGCAGACCTTGGTGCATTCGCTTACACCGTAGTCGCTTAATTCAAAAGTTCAGCCTAAAATGGCGGTGCGTAGGTTCGCCTATTCACCGCCATTTCTAGTTTCAGTAAGATTCGGAGAATAAATGTCATCAGGTAATGCGAGAATGAACTCCTCGCTAGGTTCTATTCCATTGGTGGGTATTGACCCATCTATGTCAGACGTGTTTGGTCGTCTAAAAATTACTCGCCATCAAGCAATGTTTGATACTGACCTTGAGTATGGTTTGCAATCAACTCGTTGGGAGTCTATTACTGGCAACAGCCTTGGTGGTTCTAGCGGAACTATCGTGCATATGCCAGAAAAAGGTGGTGTAAACCTTCTTGTGCCTGCTAGCACTAACGGTGCTTACGCTATTCGTCAAACTAAAAGATACTTCCGCTACCAGTCTGGTAAACAACAATACACTTCGGCAGCAGCACTCTTTTCATTCCCAGACGCTGGAGTTATTAATCGTGTTGGTATGTTTGACGATTGTAATGGTTTGTTTTTTGAGCAGAGTTATGCAGATGTAAATACGACGGTGACTTCTGCTGGAAACCAAGTAAACCCTAATGGTATTTCAGTAGTTCGTAGAGCAACTATTGGTGGTGCTGTTACAGACACTAAAATTACTAAAGACCAATGGAACACAGACAAATTCGACGGTACTGGCCCATCTAAAATCAATCTCGATTTCAACAAATTGCAGATGTTTAGTATTCAGTTCGCTTGGTATGGTGCTGGTATTGCTACTTTTGGTTTCTATGTTGATGGAAGATTCTATCCTGCACACATTTACAAACACGCTAACGTTGTAACTCAAGCGTATATGCGTACTGGAAACTTGCCTGCACGGTACGAGATTCGTTCAATTAGCGGAACTAATGCTGCGTCTAGTCTTTACCATTACGGTACGTCTGTGATGACTGAGGGAGGATTCGACGTTGACCGAGGATATATTTATGCTGGTTCTAATGGTGCTACCTCGATTACTACTGGTTTAACTGCCCGCAGACCTGTTGCCTCAATTCGTGCAAAACAAATAGCGACCACTGCTATTACTGGCACAGTTTCTTCTGCTACTGCCAGCACAATAACTGTTTCTGGTACTCCTTGGACTGCGAACCAATATGCTGGTTTATTTTGCGTAATGACCAGTGGTACTAACAGCGGTAAACCATTTTTGATTGTTTCGAATACTAACAACACTTTAACTTTAGACACAACTCAAATTCTTTACCCAACAACAACTGTTACAGCAGCAGATACTTTTAGTATCGGATTGTTGAATCGTGGAGGTATTTTACCTACAGATATCGACGTTTACACTGCTGGTGGTGCAGCGTTTATTGAAGTAGTGTTGTCTCCAACTTTGACTGGTGCATCTTGGGCTAACATTGGAGGAACATCTTTAAGTCAGGTTGACGTTGCCTCAACCGCTTTAACTAGCGGTGAAGTCGTTGCATCTTATTACGCAACAAAAGACAGCGTTACACGTGTTGACCTTACAGGGCTTTACCCGTTGGGATTAAACACTAAAGGTTTAACTTCAGATATCCTGACGGTGGCTGTAACTCCTGTTTCTGGTGGCGGAACGATTACCGCTGCTAACGCAACTATTCGTTTTAGTGAAGCACAATCTTAGGAGTTATTAAATGAAATCTTTTGGAGTTAAAAAGGTTGACACAGACAAAGTTCAGTTAGGTTCTGGCGGAACACTTGTTTATGGCGACGGTAGCAGCCAATCTACTGCTTATCGTGGTTATGCAGGTCAATTTTCGAGTTATGTAACACAAACTACTGCATCTGCAACAGCATTAAACGTTGTTGCTCTTGCTACGACAGAATATTCTGACGGTATAACTGTTGCCTCAAACAAAATTACATATGCTAATGCGGGAACATATACGTTTGAATTTGACGCTCAAGTTGAAAGTGCGGACACAACTTCAAGGCAAGACGTCTATTTCTTTTTGCGTAAAAACGGTACAGACGTTGTAGGTTCTACTTCATCTGCCAGCGTTGTTATCAACAATGGAACTGTTAATGGCCGAACTTTTGTTTGCTCTACTCACATTATCACTTTGGCTGCTGGCGATTATCTAGAATTGATTTGGGCTGCGACTAGCACCAACGTCACTCTACAATACACTGCTGCATCGGTTACAGGAATCGTAAGGCCAAGCACAGCGTCTATTAGCGTTGCATCATTCTTGTTAAAGTAGGTCTAAATGACTTTTAGTTACAATCTGCCAGTCGCAGGAGTATTCGCAAACCCTAAAGACGAGATTCGTTTTCTGATTAACGATACTGTTTCAACAGCGTTTTCTTTGCAAGACGAGGAAATACTTTACGCTTATACTTTTCAAGATGGTTCGCTTTATATGGCAGCAGCAGATTGCTGCGATAGAATAGCGACTCTTTACCATCGTGAAAGCGTAGCCAGTAAATCTGTTGGAGATTTGTCGTTATCGTATACGTATCACGAGGCGGGTTCAAGATACACAGAATTAGCGTCTCAATTTCAAAAAGGCCCTAAATCTTTGTATGCACCAGTGCAATACGAATCTAGCGACGGTAATTTCACTATCGGGCAATTTGACAATAAATACATTTAATGACTTTACCTAACCATTTTTCAGATTTGATGACTCAATCAGCGAGTTATCAAAATCCATCTACTCGAGACCTTTATGGTGCGAGAACTTTTGCGACAGCAGTTAATTTTATGTGCCATATAACTTACTCTCAAAAGAATATGATGAAAGGAGATGGCACAACAGTTGTCATCGACGGTACGCTGAAAATGGATGGTATTTATTCTATACAGCAAGGTGCTCAAATTGTTTTTGCAGACAGCAGCACAGCAGAGGTTATCACGGTAAGAACTTATTATGACGAGTCAGGGCCACACCACACTAGCGTAGATTTCAGTGGTACATAATGGGAATGGATTTCAACATTAATCTTATGGGTGCTGACGCTATGATTCGTTTGCTCACTAAAGCACCCGCTAATGCTTTGCCTCATTTAGCAACTGCTTTAAATGAAGAGGCTATGGATATTATGGCCGAATCAATGAATTATCTTGTGCCTGTCCATTATACAACATTAAGGCAATCCGCTGCTATTTTGCCTCCCAAAATGGAGGGAAATAAAGTGGTTGTAGAATTCGGTTATGGTGGTGCAGCATCAGCATACGCAATGTATATTCACGAACTTATTGAATCTCCATCTGGCAATCCGATAAACTGGACTAAAACGGGTTCTGGGGCTAAATATTTGGAAAACCCTACTCGTGAGGCGATTCCAGACATTGAGCGTAGAATATTTCGTAAGTTGAATCAAATACTTAAGGAGACCAGATGATTTGGTTAGAGGCTTTGGCTACTTATATCCAGACCAACAATCTGGGTACTAAAGGTACTAATTTGTTTGTAGGTCAATTGCCTGATATTTCAGGTATTTCTACTGTGTTAACGCAATACGACGGTAGTGTGCACGAAGTATTTAATGGTGGTGCAAATATTGAGGTTCCATCACTGCAAATTCGTGTTAGAGGGACTAGAGATGAATATGTGCAGACTTTGACTAGATGTGCGAATATTCGTGATTTACTTATCGGGATTACAAATACGACGGTTAATGGCGTGACTTTTCTGAGAGTTAAACCAACTGGAACAGTAAATTCTTTGGGTTTAGACGAAAATCGAAGATACCAATTTACAGCGAATTTTGAGGTTTATCTTGGATAAAGAATTAATAATCAAAATGCTCGATGGGTTGTCTGCTCAAATTGAAACAATTAAAACCGCTTTAAACGCCAACGAATCGACGGTGCAGCAACCAGCATTTTGCCAGCATCCTAGGGCCGTAACACATAAAACTTATGCTGGACTTTATTCGTTTTGCCCAGATTGCAATGCAGACCTGTCCTCTAATATGGGCGTGTCTGGTGAAACAGAAAACTAACGCTACTTAAACTTTATTGGAGGTAATAATGGCGAAAGCAACATACAGAGTATTAAAGGGTATTTCATACCCACCTAAAGACACCTACGCTGACGTAGGAACGCTGGTCACAGACCTTACGCCTGCCTCAGTGCGTGTTCTTCTGGAGGCGGATGCTATTGAATTAGTTTCGGCCTCGGAAGACACCACAATAACCGAAACTACTGACACAGAGGACACTGATGCCAACTAACAGACACGGTAAAGACACAAAAGTTTTATTTGGTGCATACGACCTTTCAAGTTTTTCAACAGAAGTTTCAGTATCTAATAAGTTTGAAACAGGTGAAATCACTACTTTAGGAAGTTCTGCGAAATCTTATATCTCTGGTTTGCAGGATGGAACTATCGCTATTAAAGGTTTGTTTGATGGCAGTGCTACTGCAACTGATTACCTTATTGATACTTACATTACTGCTGACGCTACTCCTGCTGTAACTATTGCTCCTGACGGTGGATTAGTTAATCCAAGTTCTGGTGCAGGTAGAAGATGTTATCTTGCACAGGTAAAAACTACTTCTAAAGAAATTGGTGCACCTGTAAGCGATGTTGTTTCATTGAACCTCGATTTACAGTGTTCTGGTGGTGCAAGAGGCGGATATATTCTTGAGGCTAACAGAGCAGACACAGCATCAACAAATGGAACTAACTATCTTGACAATGGTGCTGGTGCTGCGACCACTACTATTGGTGCGACAGCAAATCTTCACGTCACAGCCAACACTCGTAGCACTACATCAGTAATCAAAGTTCAGCATTCAACAGATAACTCTACTTGGGTTGATTTGATTACTTTTAGCACGGTGGCTATCGCAACTTTGACCAACGAACAGGTTAGCGTCACAACTAACCCTGTAAACCGCTATATCAGGGCCATCAGCACCCTTACTGCTGGTACAGGAACAATAACATTCACCATTTCATTCGCTAGGAGTAAAAACTAAATGGCATTCGTACACGGTAAAAACGCTTACCTCAAACTTGATGGAAACTCTCTCGTTGGTATTTCTAACGAAGTTACATACAGCAGAAAACTTGAAACTGCTGAAACCACTGTATTCGCCCTATCTGCTAAAACCTATATTTTGGGTTTAGAAGATGCAACCATCTCTGTTAAAGGTATGTTTGACGCTACGACGGTAGGACAAATTGAAACCAGCATCGCAAACTGCATCGCAGGTACTTCCGCCAGCCTTGCTTTCGAGATGGGGCCAGAAGGCTCGGCTGCGGGTAAAAAGAAGTACACAATGAACGTGATTCCGACATCTTGGGAAATCGGTGCTCCTGTCGGTGATGTTGTGTCTGTTACGCTAGAATTACAGCGTACTGGTGCAACCACCATTTCTACATACTAAACAGGAGGCTACAAATGTCCCTACGGGATAAAATACTTAAGATTCAAAACGATACTCCGAGTGAGATTGTCGATATTCCAGAATGGAACGTAAAAGTTCTTGTTCGTGGAATGACTTTGGGGGCTAAAGACGAGTTCTTGGCTGCTATTGTCGATACAAACAGCAAGTCTGCTAACGTTAAAAACTTTACTAGCGGAGTTTTAGTTGCTTGTTCTTATGACCCAGAATCTTTGGAACGTTTATTTACCGAATCGGACATTCCAGCCCTTAAAGAACGTTCAGCAGTAGCGATTCAAAGAATTGTTGATGTTGGAGTTAGATTGAGTGGTCTTGGAGATGAGGCAGTTGATGTTGCGGGAAAAGACTCCTCTTCGACAGTGAACGTCGAGCAAGATTCTTAATCGCTGAAAGATTAGGGAGGACTGTGTGGGAATTGGAACACGGTTCTCCTGCTTTCGCTCCCCTCAGTGCTGCTGAATATATGGAATGGTTGGCGATACTAAGTATCATCGAACCAGAAGAACGTCGTCAAGCAGAACGAGGATAGTAAATGGCATCAGTGCTTACTGTTGTAGCAAAGTTGGAGGCTAACGCCGAAAACTTTGTTCTCGGTATGAAGAAGTCTGCTGCTGCTACCGCAAATCTGCAACAGATAGCCTCTAATTCTAGTGCGAAAATGTCGCAAGATATGCAAGGCCGATTTAATGAAATTGGTGGCGGTGCATCTAAATTAGGTGGAATGCTTAAAGGGCTTTTAGGTATTTTTGCTGGATATAAGGCTGTTAATTTTCTTAAAGGTGCAGTTCAGCAAGCGAACTCTTTTGAATCCGAGTATGAGGGTGTTAATCAGGCTTTTAAAGACGGTGCACCAATCGTGCAAGAGTTTGCTAAACAGGCTGCTGCTACTGCTGGTGTTACAGAAGTTGCTGCTCTTAAAGCGTCTAAATCTTTTGGTGTTTACGCAACGTCAGCGGGTCTTGCTGGTAAAGAACAGGCCAAGTTTGCGACTACTCTAGTTCAAACTGCTGGTGACTTAGGTTCGTTCTTCGATTTACCTACTGAACAAGCCTTATACGCTATACAGGCGGGTCTTCGTGGCGAATCTGAACCTTTACGACGGTTCAACATTATGATTGACCAAGCAACCATTAAACAAAAGGCTATGGAAATGGGCCTTTGGAATGGTAAAGGTGCTTTAGATGCTCACGCTAGAATTCTTGCTGCTAACGCAACTATTTTAGGTCAGGTTGGAGTTGCTCAGGGCGACTTCGTTAAGTATGCAGATACTTACGGAAACTCTATTAAGACTGTTTCAGCGTTATGGCAGAATTTGCAGAAAGACGTTGGAGGTGCTTTACTTCCAGCGTTAGCCAAACTCTCTGGGGCTTTGATGCCGATTATTGAGAAACTTGGGCCTGTGATGGAGAAAGCAATTTCTTCTCTAGCACCTGCTATCGAGGCTTTGACTAATTCATTCGGCAGTATTATTCCTATTCTTGACCCTGTATTCGCCATTGTTGAAGTCGGTGCATCAGTATTCTCTGCTTTTGCTACAAACGTTTTGCCTCTTATTGCTACGATGCTTGAGAAACTAATGCCTGTATTCCAGACTTTAGGTGAAACTTTTGGCGAATTGCTTTTGAAATTAGCCCCAGTAGCAGCGGAGATGCTAACTAGATTAATGCCTACTTTTGACGAATTAGTAGGATTATTGACGACGGTGGTAGTTCCTGCAATTCAATTTGTGGCCGATATGTTGGCACTAGTTCTCCCATTCGGTATCACAGAGGCCATCAATTTCTTTAACACTTTTAAGCCTGTAATTATTACTATTACTGCTTTATGGGTGGGATATAAATTAGCATTGTGGGCTTATTGGAGCACGGTGAAAATTGTTGCTCTTTGGGATAAGATTATGGTTGGTGCGACTCTCGCTCAAACTGCTGCTACTTGGTTGGCGACGGCTGCTCAATGGGCTTTAAATATCGCTATGGACGCTAACCCTATTGGTTTATTAGTTGCTGCAATAGTTTTGGCTATCGCTGCCATCGCTGCTATCGCTGTTGGAATTTGGTATCTCGCTACACAAACAACTTTCTTTCAAGATGTTTGGAATTATTGGGTCAGACAATGGACTACTACTATTGATGCGATTGTTCGTGCTTTCAATCATATGTGGCAAGGTATTCAAGATGTGTGGAATGGCCTAATTGATTTGTTCACTGGTAAAGGTGGCGACAAATTGCTGAAAGGTATGGGCGAAATTTGGGCTGGAATTATCGACCTTGTTAGAGGTTGGGTTAACGTCCTAATTGAAAACATTAATACGTATTTCGGCTGGACTGGTATTCACATCGATAAATGGTTGAATGAAGACGAGGCTAAGGCTGCTGCAGAGAAAGACGCTAAAATTGCTGCTAAGGCTGCCGAGAAAGCACAAGATGCCTACACTAATTCGTGGAATAGGCGAGCAAAGCAAGCACGGTTAGATGAATGGCACAAGAAACATCCGAAATTAACCGCTGCACAGCAGGCTGCTAAAGACAAAATTGCACAGCAAACCGCTCAACAGCAAAAGGCTATCGCTGATTTAGGAAACAATTTACAGAAAACTATCGACGGTCTATCTCCAATTCCTCTTTATGTGCAAAAGATGGGGCAAATCGAAAAGGCTGTTTATGATGCCAGCGTTAGCGTTAATAAAGAACTAGATAAGGCCCTTGCTGCTGGAACGATTAATCCTAAGCAATACAAGTCGATTAAAGCACAATACGATAAGCAATTCAAAGAACTTGACGCTATCGCTAAGAAACGTGATGACCTCGCTGAACGTATGGCTAGACGTAAAGCAATTTACGACAATATGTTTAAAGACATCACGGACAACGCCAATATTACTAAATTAGGTAATTCGGCTGAGGGTATTCTGTGGCAACTTCAAAATTATTATCAAGGGTTACAGCAATACCAAAAGAATCTCGCTAATTTAAAGCAAATCGGTATTAGCGATAAACTTTATGAACAAATTATTGGTTCTGGTTTTGAGCAGGGGCTTGCAACGTCTACTGCTTTGTTGTCTCAACCTGCTTTAATCTCCGATATCGAAACTTTAACTAAAAATATTGATGATTTAGGCGGAACTATTGCACAGACTTCCGCATCGTCATTATACACTTCTGGCCAAAGTGCTATTGCAGGATTTATCGACGGTCTGCTGTCTGACCAAAAGGCTTTAGAAGATGCTGCTACTAAAATCGCCAATACTTTAACTAAACAAGTTAAATCTGATTTAGGTATCAAATCACCATCTAAAGTATTCCGAGGAATCGGTAAGGCTGTTGGCGACGGTTTCAACCTTGGTTTAGGTGATGGAAACTTCCCTCAAACTGATTTAGGCAAAATATCTTTACCTAATATGTCTAATTCTGCTGGCACAAACACAACTACCTACAACATCACGGTGAACGCTGGTGCTGGTGCTAATGGAGAAGACATCGGCAAAAACATTGTTCAGGCTATCAAAACTTACGAGAGACAAAATGGCCCAGTATGGAAAAAGGCTTAAATGGCTGCACCAACATTGCT